CGCACAGCAAAATTGCGCCTCCCCAACTGCCCATTACTGGGCAGCCCACCCTAACCCAACGAAGGGTTAGGGACCCACCTACGTTTCAGAGCGAGGCCGTAGGGCCTTACTGAACGCGTGAGGTGCCGAGGGTCGATCGGATCAGATGATCCGATAAGTCCCCAACACTTTGCCATGGCCGGAAGACCATCCAGGTCATCCGGCACCATCGGGGAAATAGGGACCCAGCAGAGGTACTCAAACCTCTGATAAGCCCTATTCCATCGACGAGATGGAGCCGTTTTGCTTTTACGGTGCCATCCGAGGGCGGGACTGTTGACTGGGGTCTCTGGGAGTTCTCCCAGAAACTTCTCGACGCCATGCCTTATGGACGCCGCGGACCTCGGGTAGCCAGCCTTCTCAAGCTGGTTTGCCGTGGCCACCAGAGAACAAATCTCCGACGCGCCAGTCCGATCTGCTGGCCAATCACGACGAAGGTAGATGGGTGAAACCACCTCCCCGTCGTAAGCGTCCACACCACAAGACTCTCTGAACTGACCAGTCCAGAAAGACTTGTCGCGGTTGACCTTTAGACCTATAGTCTCCAGGTCAGTACAGATCGCGGGTGCCTCGTCTGCCGGGACGATTAAATCGTCACCGTAGACGTACACATCCTGTGCCATCTCTGACACAAGACGTGCCGTTGGAAACCTCCCTGCTCTCAGGATTCTGGAAGCGATGATGCTCGTAAAGAACACCAAAGCTTCCACCGGAAAGCAGAGTGCGGAGCCCATGGACGCAAACTTCTTAAGGCGAATTACTTCGCCATTGGGAAGTTCCGCCCTGGTTGAGCGGCATGCAAGCGCGATACTCCGGAAGTCCGGAGCGGCTGCAAACATGTCCTCTACCAAGGCCAACGAGACCCGGTCGCTGGCTTCCGCCATGTCCAAGGTGGCCATATGACCAGTCTTAGAAACGGAGATCGCCAAGGCTTGGTTCACGGTCTGATCCGTAAAGTTTACGTGACCAGTCGTGAGAGATCGGCTTTGCAGTCGATCAACAAGCCATCGCTTGAGTGCCTGTTGTGCAAATTGCATGCAAACGGGCTCAACAGCGATAACTCTCGGAGTCTTGAGGGTCTTTGGGACGAATACAACCCTCACGGGTTCTTCGTCTTCGGGCTCGACGAGATCTGGCCACGCTTCAGAAAGGTCTGGAAAGTGATGCCGGCAGGGCAAGAACCCTGTTGCGGTACCTCTTCCAAACCGCACGTAGGTAAAACCCGCGTGCTGGAGCCTGGCATTCCACGTCAGGAAACGCCATTTCTGATTTCCAGAAATGTGCTCCTGCGTAGCGCCGGGGCCATGCGAAGGCGTGAGTCGTGCCCGAAGGCACTTCTCATCAAGACCTGTAGCGACGATAACCATCGCCGCCACGTGCTTGAAATACCGATGCATTTGGCTTTCCGACGAGCTAATCTCGTTTTCGCATCGGTAGTAACCTGCAATTGCGGCTTCCACCCGTTTTGGTAAACAGGGTCGAAGCACTTTCTTTCCGAACAGGCAGATCTGCCTGACGGATCGAATGCAATCAATTGAAGGTGACTGCCGAAGGACAGCTCCATCGTCGAACACGCGGCACAGGAATCCCTTCAGAAATGAGGGAATTCCGGAAGCCTCTTTCTTAAAAGAAAGAAAACTTCCAGGGGCCACCCGTCCTTCTGCTAAACTTCTTTCGAAGTCTTTGCAGAAGACCGGAAGGGTGATAGTGAGAAAACTATCGCCCTCGTGTGCGACTCGTTCCCGCAACGTGCAAACGTCGCGATGAACGGGGGCACCACTCCTCCCCCCACAATCCTGTAGGAGGTCAGCGAAAAGGTCTACGAGGCTTTTCATGGCTGCATCCTTTCGGGTGCTAACCATCCAAGGTGATCGCCGATTACCTTGGTAACCACGTACTCCTTCAGCTGCAGCGCGGAGGGACTGGTTAGGTCTCTCCGTTCAGCATCTTCAGGATGTTGGCATCTGACAGCCAGTCGCGCAGGGCCCTACCAAGGTCCTGCACTTCAGTCGTCAAGAAGCCAACGTTCGGGAAGTCGATCGTGAACGTACCCGTCGCCGAGGCCTGGACGTTGAATCCAGCTCGGAGGGGGTCCGCCGCTACGGCGTCCTTTCTGAGACGGGCGACAACACGGTTCCGATTCTTGAATTGACGGATCAGGGTGAAGTCGTAAACGACGCCACCCGTCTCCGCAAGTCGATACTCGGACTGCGTGTCGCCCCTGCTAATCGCCGGAAGGCTTTTAGCAACAGAATTGTACGTGATTGACTGAGGGTCGGCGAACACGTCGATTCCTTCCGCTGGACGGAAACTGAGGTGACCGGCGAAAGCCGAATCACCTTGGCATTCGGTTTATACCGAGTGCCGCGAGGATGGCAGCGCGCCCGCTCGAAAGATCGGGCACGCTAACATCCAGACCCCCAATGTTCCCTCCCGGCTGACGACACTTCGTTTCCACGTAATTACGTGAAACAAAAGTGTTGCCGTACGCCGGCCAGACAGCGCCATACGCACCCGTGGGTTGAGTATCTTCCCCCGTGTGCGAGACAGCCGCAGTCCAGATTTGTTCCCGGGTGGTGTGTCTCATGACCCACGCACCTTCGGAAACGAGGTTGTCGACTGCGTTCATGGACGCCAGTGACATAAAGTCACCGATGTTCGTGAACCAATCGATGAGCCAGGACCAAGGCATGGTCTCCCAGAGTAGTTCGGGCGTTGGTAAGACGCCGAACAGCGCTAGTCGAGCACGCTGGTTCCACATCGAAGACGAAGTGTCCGGAATGTAGTAACGCCAGTTACCTACAAACCAGACCTTTTCGTGCTTCCGGGTGCTACTCGTGTAATACGTATTACCCTCCGTCCAATTGGGCGGAGCCCCGTTCACGTTAGCAAACGCGTACGGGTAATGGTGATCCGTGTCACGAGTAAAATCGGAGAACTCGTAGATGTTAGCCTTCCGCCTGATGGTCCTCTTGTTCTCGCGAACAATTTGGGCCATCAGTTTGTCGATCTTTTGGTGCAGCATGTATGCTGACCTGAGATCGGCGACGAAAGGCTTCCAGCCAAAGACTACGTTCAAATATTCGGAGCCAAGGCCCCGAAAATCTGAAAGAGTCTCGTGGAGAACGCGACCCAACGAGTGGACTGTGCGCCCTTCAGTACGCTTCATCAGCGTCCTGAATTGCCCCCAGCCTTTCTTGAAGGGCACTTGTGGCAAGTCACGGATTTCCGCAAGGAATTGTCCGAGGCTTGCAACAGGGTTCCCCGGTCGAGTCTTGGCCAACCCCGCAGTGAAATAGGAGCGTGTTTTCACATACTCCTGATCATACGGGAACCAAGAAATCGGTTGGCCGGACCAGCGACCAGTGTTCGAGGGGATGACGCCCAAACAGGACGCCACCACCTTTACACTGTTTCGCCAGTAATTGGTCACCGTATGTCCTGTGTGGCAATCTGCACACTTCAGGATGTACAGTGGCCCTACGCTCCCTCGCTTCCCGTTCTTTTCGACCGGGTTCGCGAAGGAGATCTCCAACCCGTCGTAATGGGTATCCCAGACTTGTCCGTAGGAAGAGCCCGGCGTGAGATTGCCAACATCTGTTGGCGTTTCACGCAGGCGCCTCTTCCTGCGAATCGCTGAGTTACCCATTGCGAGAGCTCCATTGGAGGTGGTCAGGGTGGGAGTGGTGTAAAACCAACCCCCGGGGGGCCCGTAAG